CGACGAGGTGGCGTCGATGACCTCACCGGTGAAGTCTACGACCTGCGCCAGCCCCTCGGCGACGTCCGTAGAGAATACCGACGCGAGGAGCTTAGCCTTGCCCCCGACGTCCTTCAGCACGCCGCCGACGTTGCGTAGGCTCGTCGTGAGGTTGGCGTACGATGCCGTTATGCCGTTGCGAGCCTGCATTGCACGACGCACTGCCTTGTCGCTATCGTCCTGCGCCTTCGCTTGCACCTTCTGCGCCGCGGCGAGCTTCTCGTTTGCTTCGGTAATTGCGGCGATGAACTCGGGAGTCGTGTGATCCTCGTGAGCGACTTGCACGGCCGTCTTCTCACGCAGCACCTCTTTGTACGCTCGCTGTGCCTCGGTCAGCCGCTCCTGCGCAGCGACCATTGCGCCGATAGCGTCGGAGTACTCCGCCTTGGCGCGCGATATGTCGCGTATCGCCTTATGTAGCGAGGCAAAGGGATTGCGCCCAGCGATCTCGCTCTCCATGTTCTTTATCGCTTCTTGATAGTCCTTGATCTCCTGCGTGGAGAGGACGCCCTTGTTAGCCTCGAAATACTGGCGCACTCGCCCGAGGGTGTACTCGAGGACGGGTAGTGCCTGCTTCGTGAGGTCGCCGAAGACGCTCTCCCAGTCGATAGCCTTGCGGAAGCGCTCGCTCGAGATCTTCGACATCTCCTCGTCCATCTTGCGGACGGCCTCGTCTTGAAACTCGACGGGCATAGTGGCGAGACGCTTAGACCAGTCGCGCAGTAGCTTATCTTCCTTGTCTTGGATCGAGCCGAACTCGTCTATCAGCGCGTCGTGGTACTTCTGCTGTGCGGCCTTGACAGCGCGCTCGCCGTTTGCCGTCACCGACTGCCACATACGATCGTATAGGCGTGCGATCTCGGGGGTGTCCTCGGCTACTACCCGCTGCCAGTCCCTAGTCGTGCGCTTCCCCTCGGCGCTGTTTGCCCAGCCCACCTCGGTAGCACCCTTCTTGCTCATATAGATAGCCTTTGCCTCGGCCTTGCGCGCCTCGGCTATCGCCTCGTAGCGTTCGTTAAGGGCTTCGAGCTGCTTCTTCGTCCCTTGGCGGATCTCGTTAAGCTCGCGCGTAAGCCCCGCCTCCTGCGCGTCGATAGCGAGCTTCGTTAGCTCGTCCTGTGCTTCCTTGATATACTTCTTCGCGTCCTTAGCATAGGCCTCACGTGCCTGCTGTTCCTCGAGTGCAGCCTTCGCAGGGTCGAACGACCGCCCGCTCGTCTTGCTCTTTGTCGTAGTCGGGTCGACGTGACCGCCGATATTAGCCGTCTGCTTCGTCTGCTCGGCGGCGGCAAAGGCCTTGCGGTAGGTGGCCTCGAGTTCCTCGGCCTCCTTTTGCAGCTTCTCGATAGTGCGCTTCTTCGTCAGCTCGTCGCGGGCGTCTGATGTATACCAGCTACCATACTCGGAGGCCTTCTTGTTCTTAGCTTCTTGGAGCGCTATATATGCCTCGGTGTATTTGGATAGTACCGCCTGCGCCTCGGCTTCGCGTAGCATGGTATTCGCGTAGGCCTCGCCCTTCTCCTGCAGTACTCGCTTCCACTCGGCCGCGCTCTTGTAGTAGCCGAGCGCCTCGCCGTACTTGCTGTTTAGCTCCTTGACGATACTCTTCTCCTTATCCTTCGATCCACTATAACGCTCGAGCTTCAGCTGGTAGTTGTCGATTTCGACGCGCGCCTTAATGTACGCCTCGTTGCCCTTCGACGTGATCTCGGCCATCTGCTTTTCTCGCTCCTCGGCCTCGGACGTCGCCGATGCGAGGCTCGAGAGCCAGCCGACAAGCTCGCCGACGGCGACGATCAGCGCGCCGATACCAGTGGAGATAAGCGCTGCCTTGAGTCCTCGCAGGGCTATCGAGGCAGCGCGCGTTGCTACCGCCTGCGCCGTCGTGGCGGCCGTGGCGGTGACGGTAGAGCCTGCCAGCGTGCGTTGTGCTGCGACGCCCGTCGTGGCCGCCGCGTTGTTTGTCGCCCTGCTCGCTGTGTTGGCCGTCGTGGCGGCGGTGTTCGCCGTCGTGGCCACCGTCGACGCCGTGGTACTGACGGCCTCTTCGGACTGCTTAACGGCGCTCTCGCCGAGGAGCTTGTTCCAGACCTTTTTTAGCGAGTTGAGCGTCACGAGCGAGAAGGCGCTATCCTTATTGAGCGTCTGCTGGATCTGCTGCAGCCCCATCGTGATAGCCATCACGCTCTGCACGCGTAGCATGATCTGCTGGAGCTTCTCGTTCTCCGCACCGAAAAGCCCCATAGCGCCCTGCGCCACGGCAGCCGCACCCGACAAGCCCGATAGCCCCGATATAATACCCTGCATTCCGCGCTGGTCGTGTGCGAGGATCGTGGCCTGCGCCGAGGCGTCAGACCACGCGTCGGTAAGTCGAGCGGCCTCGGCCTGCAACGCCTGATACTGCTCCGTGCCTCGCTGCCCCGCCGCTTCCATCTCGACGAGCGCCGTCTTGATCTCGCGCAGTCGCTGGCGGAGTGATACGTGCTTATCGCCTGCCTGCTTTGCCTGCTCACCAGCCGAGCGCAGGGCGACCTCCTCCTTGTGTAGCTGGTCGGCCGTCGCCTCAATCTCGACGAGGAGCTTCTTGCGCGTCGCGATGACCTGCTCGACGACTGCCTTCTGCTCGCGCAGCGCGGCCGCACCCTTCCCGTCGCCTCGGTTGTTCGCTTTGCGTTGCTCCTCAGCGAGGCGTCGGTACTCGGCCTCAAGCTCTACGATGCCCTGCTTGTTCGCCTCGTATGCACGGTCAATCTCAGCAAACGCCTGCTCGATAGCCTGAGACGTATCGGGGGCGTTGCTAACGAAGTCGATATTTACCGTGGGGATGTTCGTCAGTAGCTCTTTCACGCGGTCGCTCTGCTCGAGCGTCATCTGCCCGAGCGCTTGAACCTGATCCGATAGCCGTCCGACGCCCTCTGCCCCCTTGCCGACGATAGAGCCGACGCCCCCAGAGGTTGCATCTACGACGGCCTTGTCGATGTCGGCAAGTATCTGCTTTGCCTCCTCGGCATCGCGTCGTAGCTCGCTCGTGTCTATGCCTATGCCGTAGAAGCTCTTCCCGTCTTCGCTGTTCATCTTTATTTGTCTTCTTAGTCTGCCTTGTCGAATAGCTCGCGCAGTGCGTCTCTGTGCCTCTCGTCGCCTTCCTTGATGACCTCCTCGTCCTTCGCCTTGTGCTTCGCTCCTTGGTAGCTCGGTATGACCGCTCCGAGCAAGATGAGATTAGGATAGGACAGATCGTATAGTACGTAGTCGATCGAGAAGTTGTAGGCCTTGGCTATGCCTCCGACTATCGCCCAGGGGCTGTCGTTTCTGTCTCCACTCCCCGCGTCGCCTTGGTCAGATTGACCTCGAGGAGGGAAGTGGTAGCGCCGAAAAAATCGCCCAGTTGCATGTCGCGCAGTAGCTCGGAGATTAGGCGGTATAGGTCTCTCGGTGCGAGCGTCTCGAGGAGTTCGTCGGCCAGCTCTCGCTTGCGGTCGATCGTCTGCGTCTTGCGATGGCGACGAAGGCCGAAGAGTGTACGCTCCTCGATCGTGCGCTCCTCGGTCAAGCCCTTAGCGCCGAGCATGAGTATAGCGAGGATGTCGCCCAGCGCTCGGCAGTCCTTCGCGATGCGCAGCGTCTCCTCGACGATATGCTCGTCGTCGAGGCGCTCCTGCGGTAGTAGCGAGATCGCCTCCGAGGCGAGGATAAGCGTAGCGATGGTTGGCGGTGCGACGCTGTATGTCTTTCCAGCCACTTCGATCTGTCGTGGTTGCTGGAGGAGCGTAGCGCCGACGCGCTGCTCTATCGTCTGCTGTTCGTTCATCGTGTCTTTGTGTCGTTTCTGTTGGACGTTTGGCGAGGTGGTGGGACTTGCACCCACTCACCGCCCCTCTATGATAGGCGGCGGCCTAAGCGCCTGCACCTCTTGACCGCTGGTGGCGGTCGTGATCGGTTATGAAGTCATTCCCCGTTGCCGTTAGGCGGGGATCTGCGTTACCTCGATGATAGCGCTCTTCCCGTCGGCCGTGATCGTCACGACGGCCTTACGAGGCTTGCCCGTGGTGTTCGCTTCGACCTTCACCTTGACCGTCTTGCCCGCCACTTCGGCCGTT